CCCGCTTCCACTCGGAGGGTGCGAAAGCACTCTGAACGCGTGAACCAATCCTACTAAGGAGGAAGTTCCATGACACACGAAATCGTGCGTCGCGTATACAACCACCTTAGAGCGGTGGGTTATAAGGAGACTCTCGTCAAACCGTTCTGTAAGCGGCTTGCGAGGTGGCTCCGTTGTTCGGGCCCTGAGTGGACCTGTCAGCGCCTAAAAGCGCTTAAAGAGTACCACCTCCAACGGTTACAAGGGTCTAACCCGAGTATACCTGCTGGTTGGGCTGTCTATCACTCCCGTAAACGTCGCTCCTTTAAGGATCCGATGGTACGGGCGGTGTTTGATCTTCCTGACTTCAACGCTAAAGCGTTGCAGAAGAAGGAAGCTTTTCTTCGGCTTTATCAAGTAATAAGACTTGATAAAGTTTCGAGGAAGCAGAAAACCAAGTTTATGACCGCTGTACAGGCGCCATATCTTGGGACTGCTAGTGCCTTATCACAAGCGTTAGACGCAGTTGAGAAAGGCCTAGAACGGTTACTGGACCGGGTTGATCCAGTAGCCGTGAACCTGGATGCTGCCCAGCGTTTTCGTCCTCTGAGGCTTTGGCCTCCGAACGATAAGCGGGCACCCGTGGTTCTCTGGGAGGAGATACGCAGAGCCCAACCGGGTCCTCTACGTCTTCCTTCTCTGCCTCGACGTGACATAAGGACATTCAACTTTGTCAACGTTCTGGCATTTGATCCCGACTGGAATGACCTCTGGAAGCGCTACCCTCGCGAAGTTTCTCTAGCGATGGTAGGCCCAGGAAAGGTTATACCCGTCCAGGTTGGAAATCCATACCTGATGAGGGATATACCTGCTGGTAATATTGGCTTTATACAGGAAGGCGGAGCTAAGCTTCGCTCTGTAGCCAATCCTTTACTAGCCATACAAGCCCTCGGTGAGCTACTCAAACGACGACTTGAGGCTATTACGAGGCGCTTACCTCAGATAGGGACCTTCGATCAATCGTCGTCTCATGACACGATTGTTCGTTGGATCCAGGCCGGTAGAGAGGTCGCGTCGTTCGATCTCGCTTCCTTTACCGACAGATTCCCATTCGTCCTGCAAGAGCGCGTGCTCGAGCTGTTGCATGAATGGCGATTCATCCATAAGTTCGATCTTGAAGTGGTTAGAACCACTGTCAAGAAGACCTGGATGGTACCTGCTACCGGTGAGCAGGTAAGGTGGGTAGTTGGCCAACCCTTGGGGTTTGGCCCCTCCTTTCACCTAGCGACACTCACCCACGCAGCATTGCTTCGTGGATTGGGCCGCTCAAAACTGTTCCGTGTCGTGGGAGACGACGTCGCAATAGCCGACTCGTTGCTCGCCCGACGGTACAGTGACTTGATTACTGGACTCGGTATCGAGATTTCGACGTCGAAGTCCATAATCAGTCGCGAGTACGCAGAGTTCTGCGGAAAGCTTCTCACTAAATGGGGGGTAAACCCTTCCATTAAAGTGAAGCTCATCACCGGCGCGGACCAGTTGGTTAGGACACTAGCCTTCTACGGCCCGCGGGGGCTTACCTTCCTATCGCCACGCGAGAGGAAGTGGCTCCTAAAGGTATTCCTACCCGAGGATCTTGGTGGCCTCGGATGGACACCTCCAAATATCCCATATAAGACGTGGTTGAACGTCTTGGATAGGGATAGGGTCGCGTTACACAGGATTCGCAGTGACCTCCGAGAGTACTTGGGGTCTCCTGTGGCCTCGTGGAATGCAATCGTCGAGCGTCTCCTCGCTTTTGACGAGGAGAACGATCTCGAACGTGACCCGCTAACTGTCAGTGAGCTTGGTCTGACCCTTTTTGGGGTTACCAGCATTGCTGCCAGCAACCGTACCACCGTTGGATTGGTGGAGGGGCCCTCAGTGAACTACGGACGGATGACGTTCGTAGACCTCATTGATGAGGCTGCAAGGATGACCTTGCAGAAATCCAAGCTCTTACCTCCATGGATGGTGTATGCTTACACCAATACATGGGGCTATATCAACCCTAGGCAGAAAGAGCCAAGGCTCCCGATGCCTAACTTCTGGAGTGAACAGCATGAGCAATCAGACTCAAACTGTGTCCAGTTCTTCCAACCAAACGCAAGGTTCTGGTGAACCCCGGAAGGCTAGAAGGAAGAAGCGTCAACCAAGGAGTATGACTCCAATGGTGCACTTCGACAGCAGAAGCAAGTGCCTACTGCTTTCCCGTACGGTAAATATCGACGGGGAACAGTTAGTCACACCTGCGGTACCCATCCCATTAGGTTCCCTAAGGGAGGACTGCCGGCAGATAGCCATTGCCATTGCGAAACTAGTTGTTCGTTACGCAAATGGCGTGGAACTTCAGCGGCCTCGCGTCTCAAAGTCTAAGACTGGCGAGACGGTTCAGTTACCGAGCTTTCTACACGAGTTTCATACTCTAATAGATAAGCTTTGTATCAAAACCACACCAGACGAGGGTCCGGAAACGGCTACCTCAGAGGTGACCGCTCAAGAGTAACCTACATCTGTGGGTTACTGCCTGTTTCCAGGCACGGTATCCCGGTCCGAGAAGACGTCATAGACGTCCCCGGGCGGCCTTAAGTGCGGG